GATTCTGGTGGAACAGGCCCTTGTGCAGGCCGTCCTGCTGGAGTATGCCGATACCCTTCTGACGGCGCTCCAGGACCGCGATCAGTTCGCCGATGTCGGCCAGTCCCAGCTTGACGCTCAGCTTCTCTTCCTTCCAGGCGAACGTCGGATGCTCGCCGTTCCGCAGCGGCCCGGTCTGGGGCGCCATCTCCAAAAACACGGATTCCTTGTCCAGAGCGAGACTCCAGCAGGATGCGCAGCCGCCGCCCGCCTTCTTGGCCTTGTAGATCCGATACCGCTTGGGAAATTGCTCTTCCACTAATTGCCCCCCGTGCGCAGCAGCGATGGCGGGATCATCCCGGCCTGCTGCAACGTGTTCAGATGCTTGGTGACGATCATCCCCTCGACCCGCGTGAGTTGGTTGACGTGCTGCTTACCGATCTCCAGATGGGCCAGCAGCTTCTCGACGTTCACGCCCAGACGGTCGGCCATGAGCATGATGACCGAGATCTGGCCGTTCTGGATGGCTACTTCATTTTGCGTCTCGCCGGCTAGCGGAATCTCCGTCGGGGCCTCTTCCGCGGCGATCACCTTGCGGAGCTTGAGGGCGGCGCGAAAACATCGGCCCTTGGCTCGTGTCTCGGCCGTGCTCGTGGCGAACCGGGCGTACTGGGGCTCGCAGTTGTCATCTGAGACGTCAGCCAGGCCCTCGAACCGCAGTGTTTGTCCGTCCTGCCCGCGGAACACGATCCACGCCTTGACGCAGGCCCGGTGTCCGTTCTCCATCGTGGGCGGTGAGACCAGGCTGCAGCCTTCCTCGATGATGCGGCCGATCAACAGTTCGGCCACCCGCCGCAGACCGTCTGCCTTGGGATTCTGACCCTCCAACTCATCCTCGGCGAACAGGCCCATGACATACGGGGACCACGCCGGGTCAGTGACCGTTGGCGGCTCGGTTGGCGGCGGTGGCGGTTCGGGCTCGCTCTTGGGCTCGGTCGGTGGCGGTGTTGTCGCTGCCGGTTCGGGCTTGTCCTTGGGCCGACCTCCCCGGATCTCTTTGACCCGCTCGATCATGTCCTCGCGAGCCATGCTCTCCAGCTGGTCGGGTGTGAACCCGTTGTGCATCAGTTCCAGTTTCAAAGCCTCGCGGCTCATCCTTGTCGGTGCCGTTTTGCTAGCCATCACTCTCCCCCCAGTAGCACACGAACCATCTGGTCAAACTCGCAATCGTGAACGAAAGGTAGCCGCACCGGCCGTCCGAACTCCGTCTCGATCAAGCGGCGGTAGTCCTCGTTCCTGGTCATCACCGTCACCCGAGGATCGCGGAAGGTCCGCTGTACCTCGGCCGTGGCCAGGTCGCGACGGTCCAGGAAGTCGGCCTCGAAAACATAGTGGACGATGCGACTCGCGCGGCTCCGCAGCGCCTCAATGCACGCCGTCGTACCCACGGCGATCAAAGGATGTCCCCACGACGCGAGAGCATGGCTGTCCATCATGGGAAATGTCAGCAGCCCGATGGGATGCGTCTGCTGCAAGACGAACAAGGTGACATCGACGCCGAGCGACTCCAACGAGAACGCGTTCATGCTCCGGAACAGAAAGAAATTGCACTGGCTAAGGCCGGGGTGCTCGATCACCACGCCGACGCTGGCCAACGGCGCATCCAACGGCAGGCCAACGCTGAGCGTCCAGGCTTCGGCCTCCCGTCTGCGGGCGAGCGCCGCTTTCTTCCGATCATCCTGCCTGGTTGTGGTCACGCGGCACCCCTTCGCTGAGCGGCCTTTTGCTTGACCATCGCCTCGTGGCGAAACATCTCGTCGAGATTGCCGCTCATGTTGGTCCCGTGCTCGGAGCGATGGTGCAGAACCTCGGGAATGTGGTAGATCAAGCCGATCTCAGACAGTCGCAGGAACAGGTCATAGTCCTCGCAGTAGCTCAGCGACTCGTCGAACAACCCGGCGACCGCCAAGGCGTCCCGGCGAACGAAACAGTTGATGTTGTGGAGGCAGGACATCATCAGCCGGTTGGCCTCGAAGGGCGACTTGTATCGTCGGATGGCTTTCCCGTCGGGCAGAACGTCGTCGTAGTCACTGACCACGCACTCGATCTGCGGGGTCAGGGCGAACGCCTCCAGGCTTCGCTGGATCTTCTTGGGGGCATACCAGTCATCCGCGTCCAGGAACCCGAACACGCTGGTGAGATCCATCGCAAACCGCATGCCGACGTTGCGAGTGTTGGGAAGGTTCACGTGCGGCTTGCGGATCACGGCGTACCGCACGCTCTTAATGGTGCCCATCAGCAAGCCGGGACCGACGTCGCCCATCCCGCCCCCTAACCCAGTCGCCATCTCGAATGTTCCGTCGGTGCTGCCGTCGTCGACAACGACGATCATCTCCGGCTGGCGAGTCTGGTCGACGGCCGACTCGATCGCTCGACGCAGGAACCGGGTGGCGTTCCAGGCAGGAATGATGACCGTGACCTGCTCGCTCATTCCAGAGTAGCTCCATCGATCAACCAGCTGAGGCCGCAAAGTCGCTGGGTTTCCTCGTCAGCCATTTTCTCGAAGATGGACCGGGTCGCGCTGCCGCCCATCTGACGGTATGCGGCAGTGATCCATGCCCCATTGACCCCTGTGGGCTGGAGGAAAAGGCTGCCCCCCAGTGCAATCGGGAAGTACCAGTGGATCACGCGGCTGTCGGTGGCCAGGAGGTGGGTGGCCCACTCGCCGATGTCATGGATGATCCGGCCCGCGGCCAGGACCAGGAAATATGGAGCCTCGATGAGCCGCTGCGCCCAGTCGACTGTGGCCAAGGGGGTCTGCTCGCTGTCGACGAGGCACTCCAGGTTGTACGGACGCTGCACGCCTTCCTCGGCCAGCACTTTGCGGGCGACACCCGTGCGTCTCCCGTTTCCCGTCGTGTCAATGACGATCATCTTCTCGCAATGCGGATATCGCTGGGTAACCGATTTCCGCAGTTCCTCGCCGGTGTGGTACCGTTCATCGAACAGGATGACCAGGTCGAACTTGAGGGATGACCGCTCCCTGGCCCGCTGAATGCGGCTCTCGATGGGTTCCTGTGCCTTTTCCGATGTGGCTCGGCCGAACAGTCGGCAGAAACCGGGTGTACCACACCCCCTGTCGTCGCCTACGCAGAACTGGCCCGCCTCGCAGCCGGGCGGGTCTGTCCGTACGAACTCGCAAAGCGAACATGGCGTGCTAAACATTGCGTCCCCCTTTGATGGCCTCGACGTAGAACATGCCGTTGTCATACCTCTTGACCGCGATGGTCATACCCGCCCCGATCAGTCCCTGGCACAGAGCATGGGCGTCGATCGCCGAGCGGCACGACTCGCCCGCGTGCCGCTGCTCGCCGAACAGGAGCCGCTGCGCGGTCGGTAGATCGATCAGATCGTTGGCGATCCGCTGAGCAATCTGATGCAGGTCCGGCGTCAGGATCTTGATCGTGCCCGCCGGTGCCAGCCGCGAGATCCATCCGTTGATAACGTGGTCCAGGTGTGTCCAGGGCAGGAACCGGATCACGTCCAAGGCCAGGATCTCTTCGGCTCCGCCCTCCGGGCACACCCAGTCCAGCGAGCCCACGTCGCCCTGGCGGAAAAGATCCGGCGGGAACGTGGGGCTCGCCGCCAGATCGATATTCACGTAGCCTTTACGGACATCTCCGCCGCATCCGAGATTGAGTCTCATCCTTGCACTGCCTCCTCGAAGACCTCGTTCCACTGCGACACGAAAGACGCTTGGCTGAACCGGTCTTGGATGGTCCACCTCGCTGCCTCTCCCAGCCGGCGGGCCAGCTGCTCATCCCGCAGGATGAGTTCGAGCCGGTGCCGCAAAACCGCCGGATCGTTCGACACGAACCCGTTGACACCGTCCTCCACGATCTGCGGAATCATGCAGGTCGCGGTGGTCACCACCGGGCACCCAACCGCCATTGCTTCCAGGAGAGTTGTTGGCACCGGGGAGACCAGGCTTGTGTTCAGGAACACGCCGGCCTGACGGTACAGGTTTCGGAGGTGGTACTCGTTCTGGGCCGGTTGCGAGAACCCTGGCGCGTCGCCCCAGGGGTTGACCGGCAATCCTCTCGTCACCTGCTGATACAGCTGGAAGCCGCAGCACCAGTCCCGCTGGGGATAACCGTTGACGACGGTAAGAACTCTGCCATCACCACCGCGCCAACCCTCGAACCAGTCCGTGTCGATCCCGTGATGGACGACCCGGACCGAACTGTCGAGTGCGATGCGCCAGGCGTCCAGCGAGTACTCCGAAATGAACACGTTCACCTCGCCCCACATCTCGCGATGCTTGGCGATCGCCTCCTCGTTCCAGCTTGGATGGGGCAGCGTGTGCTCCAGGCTCACCAGCGGGCAATTGAGCCCGCGAGCGATCTGGCTGAGGACTTGATACTGGCCGAATTTGTTCTGGCTCAGCACGATATCGAACACCATGTCCGGGCGGATTTGGGCCTGCGGGTCTTCGCCTCGCAGAGGGTAGTAGTTCTCTGGGCAGTTTCGGAACCGCAGGTCCCACTGTTTCATGCCGGGATGCTGCAGGGCGTAGAACTCGTGCCCGGTCTTGGCCAGCATGGTTTGATACGCTTCGTGCGTATCCATGCAGAGGATGCGGAACGGACCGCCGGGTTTGCGGTTCACGCCTCGCAGGATGGTCGAGAATGGCGTCGGCATTATTCCTCCAGTGCCTTGCGGATGATCTGCCCGACGGCCTCGCGGGAGAACTCTTGAGCCCGAGCTTGTGCGTCCCGCCGTTTGTCTGCCCAGCACAGAGGCTCGGCCCGCCGAGTGAGGTGGACACTCTGCATCAGCACTCCCAGGTGATCGAGGTCTGGCTCGAACCACCGTTCGTCTCCGGTGTACAGGTCGGGGAATCCTCCGTCCGGCGAGAAACAGGGCGTAAGGTGGCCCGAGACGAGGTGCCCCCCCAACACCTCGTCCGGGCATTCAAAGGTCTGGCTTTCGCTGTCCCAGCTTGCGTGCTGCGCCATCAGGTCGGGGAAGCTTCCCCAACGCGAAGCGATAACGGGATTCCCGCAGAGCATGGCGTCATGGGCCGGGATGCACCACGATTCACCGTGCGACGGCAGGACGAAGCAGTGGCCAGCCTGGTGAATGCGATGAATTGCTTCTTCGCTCAGGTAGTCGGTGATGACCAGGACCGGCGGGTAGCTGCGGGAGTCGGGATAGAGGTGCATGGACCGCCGGACATCCTCGCACATGCCTCGCACGTAATTGAGGGCCTGCTGAGTATTCATGCCCGGTACGCTGGTCTTGATGAGCAAGGCCACGTCGTCCCGGTTGCTGAACGTGGCATAGTAAGCTCGCAGTAGACCAACGATGTTCTTGCGACGGACGTGTTCGCCGATCATGTAGAACACGGTCTTGCCGCTCAACATGGGATGCGACAGCGGTGGAAGAGGCCGGGCAAACTTGGTGGTGTCGCACGCCTGGGGAATCACCCGGATGGGAACCTTGACGCCGCTATTGACGCACCCCGCCTTGGCTTGGCGGGAAGGCACCCAGATCTCGTCCATCAGGTTGCAGCTGCTCGCCCAGGACGATCGCCGGAAGTGCGTCGTTTCCCAGGTGAACATGCCGATGTTCTTGACGCCGCCCCGGTACTCGAACGTGTGGGGCAGGCAGTACTGGATGACCGTGTCGACGTCCTGGAGATCCTTTGTTTCCAGATGGGCAATCGCTTGTGCGGCCTCCTCGTGCCTGGGGGACAGCGCGATGGATCGACACACTACGTCAAGCCCGGCCTGTTCAGCGGCCAGAGCCAGTTCGATGGCTGCATGGGCATAACCCGTGCCGTCCTTGAACACCGATGCACACAGTACCTTCATCACCTAACCCCCGGTCTACGCAACCGCGATACTGAACTGGTTACCATTGACCCCGCCCAAGCGTGCGACTCGTTGGGTCTCGACCTGGTTTGTTTCATTCACGATGTTCAGGAAGAGCTGGACCAGGCCGTTACGATCAACCGGTATCCGCTGGTTGCCCTCGATGCGGAATCCGCAATGCAGGGCTTTGATCCACTCGTTGGCCATGAATGAGTCCGCCAGATCAGCTCGGCGCAGGACGGAACAGACCGCCCAGCGGACAAACTCCGTGTTGGTCATGTCCGGCCGGGGAAGCCGCAGGTCCGGCGAAGTGACTCTCGGCGCCGGGTGGTCCCATGTCTCCGCTCGCTCGTGGACCTGGCAGGTCCTCAGGACATTGGTCCAGATGGCGGCGGTCCGGTCGTAAGAAAAGCGTGGCAGTTGTTCTGACTGGCCCCACACCTCAGCAGGCGCCTCGATGTATTCGCGGGTGCGGCGACACAGATTGCGATATTCCTCCGGCTTCATTTTCAGGAAGCGGGTGAGAAGCTCCCCAAAGTGGTCGTTGTCCGGCAGGGCTCGCCGCTGTTCAGTTTCGATGACGCACTCATAGAAGTATCTCTGCACGTTGATGGGGAAGCCGCCGGGCATCTTGGCGTGGTCTTCCATCGCCGAGTAGTTCACGACCAGAGCCGGGACGCCGCAGGCCATCGCCTCCGTCACGGGCATTCCCCAACCTTCGCAGATCGAGTATTGCACGTACAAGTCGAACGTGTTCATCACCTGGGCCAGTGAAGGCCGGGGCAGAGAGTGATTTGCGTTCGGTGGATGGGCGTTTCCCCGTTTGCAGTGGCGGCAGGTGGTCCACTCACCCATCCAGAACGAGGGGTAAGCCACCCCGCACGTCCCGCAGGTGTACGTCAGTAAGACCTTGTTCCCGATTTTAAACGTCCGCAGAGCTTTGCCGATGTCGTAGCCGACATCCGGCCAGGACGTGTGCAGATACAGGTACGTCCTGCGGACGAGGTCATGCCGCCCGGCCTTCTTCATACGTTCCAGCCAGGCCGCGAACGCTTCGCACAGGTCCACGTACAGCTTTCGCTTCTGGTTTCGCATGACCGTGCCGACGATGAAGCTGTTGGGGTCCAGTCCGATCCGTCGCTTGTGCTCGGCTTTGTCCGGGACCGGCCGGAAGAGATCGATCTCAGCGCCGGGCGAAGCGACCGCCACTGTCTGGATGCCACCCGCCTGCTTGAGCAGCTCCATGCCGTACTGGGAATACGTAAGCACGTAGTCGCACTGGCGGTACGAGTCGATCCATTGGTCCCGCTGGGGAGCGCCGTCCACCGTCGGCATCCACACGAAAGTGAAATTCTTGCGGAACGGACTACGCAGGATGAATTCATCCATCCACCAGTCGCGGATGCCGCACACGATGTCCGGCTTGAAATCCATCAGGACGTCATTCATCCGCCATTCGCCAAACTGGTTGGCCGGCCGTGACATGTAGACCTGCATGGCTTCCTGGTTGGATGACTCGGGAGCGTTGGGGTAGAACCGCCACGGCACCTGGCCGTTCCTGGGATCGCCGTCGCTGGCATAGGAACCGAACTCCGCTACCTCGAACTCGCCACGCGCGTGAATCCGCCGGATCACCTCGTTCCAGTAGGTGGCAAACCCGGTGGCCAGGTAGCTGGCCTCGCCCACAAACAGCACTCTTCGCTTGCTCATTCGATCCTCTCACTACACCCAGGGCTGACCAGTTGGATCACGGGAGCCACTGCCGCAACCGGCAGGCCCAATGCCTCTGCAATCTCTGTGTCGGGCGTGCCTTCATGTCGCATTCTTCTCGCCCGTATCCCAACCCGCTTGGTTTGGACCGGCCCACTCAAAGCGCCCTTGCCACCGAGTGCCGCGGCACGCATCTCCCGGCGGATCACCGCTCTGGCGTACGTCTGGAACGCACCACGATGGGGTTGCCAGTTTCGTTCGGCCTTGAGCAGGGCAATCCGGCCCTCTTGGGCCAGGTCATCCGCACGGACATACGAGTCGCGATGGAGCCCTGCGATCCGGCGTGACAGACTCTCGATAAACAGTTCCAGCCGATGCGGCTCAGCCATGTGGGTCATTAGAAAGGCAGATCCGGTGTTTCTTCGGTGGTGCCGTCGTCATTCTGCGCCGGCTCAGACTGAGGCTCGGGCTTGGCGGCCGCGGCGGCATTCTTTGGCTTGTTCACCGGCGGCGCCTGCGATTCCTGGTCCTGAGCCTGATCCTGGCCCTGCTGTTGCTCGGCATTGGCAGGCTGGGATTTACCATCGGCCTTGTTGCCATTGCCGTTCGCTTTTCCGTTGGTGGGATTCTCGCAGAGACTGAAATCCTCCACGACCAGCCGATGACGGGAGGCCTTCTTGTCGGTGCCCTTGATCGTAAAGGACTCCTGCTCGACGTAGCCGGTCACGAGGATCATGGTCCCCTTGCTGGCCGCATTGGCGAGTCGCTCGGCCTGGTTGCCGTAGAACACGCAGGGCACGAAATGCGAGTTGCGGACGTACTCGTTCTGACTGTTCTTGTAGAACCGCTGGAACGAGACCGGCACTTCCACTACCGCGCGCTTGTTGCCACCGTTCAGATACCGCAGTTCGATGTCGTTGGCCACATAGCCGCGACCGACCGCACACAAACCGTTTAACGTAAACATGCTTTCAACTTCCTCCCTGCGGGATTCGACCCGCCATAAGTAAATACCAGCGAGCGGCTGTTCTTGGTCATATCAGCACGCGAATGTCCTCGATGATGAACGAGCCGTCCCGCTTTTGGCCCGTGGCCAGGACAATGAGATCCTCTTTGCACACGGCCTTGAGCTGGTCATAGGCGCCGGGGAACACCACCGCGTGGTCGATGCTGTAGGTGGAATCCGAGAGCGTGAGAAAACACATGGGGCTGCCCGGATTCTTGCCTCGCTTGGTTTTCGTGTGCCTGACGAGATCGATGATGGCGCAGATCCGCAGGTTCTGGCCGTTCGGCGCCCGGGCCACATCGATGCACGTTGCGGTGGCCTGCTCGGGGTCGGCGTCGTCGGCCGGTGAACAAGAGAGAGCGATGCCCAGGTAGTGCTTCTCGGCCTCGGCTCTCACCCTGGCGGTGTCTTCCCGTTCTTGCTGCAGTTCGGCGATCTTCTTCTCGATCGCCGCCCGGCGGGACCCGCCGTTGATGGCCGGACGACGAGGGCTGTAGCCCAACCCGTCGCGCAGGATACCTTCCAGGGCCTTGCGGGTGAGCTTGGCCATCTCCGCCGTATCGCGGCTCTGATCCAGATGGCCGATTGCGGCAATGATCTCTGGTTTAGTGAGCTTCGAGATTGGGCGGGCGTCGGCGGCGGTGTCGGCCATCATGGCTTGCAGGCTAACCAGCACACTCTCGGATTCGTCCAGGTGCGCGAAGAACCATTCCCGCTCGCGTTCGGTCAGACCACGGACTTCCGCCTTGTCGCCTTTTTCATCGCGAGTACTGGTGCCCAGAACTGCCTGCAGTTCAGCGAGCATCCGCAGGCGGGTCAGGCCGTAGCCATCACAGGCTCCAGACCGGATGAGGGCTTCACCGACGTTGCGGTGCAATTCGGGCACGACGGCCAGGAAGTCGGGCCAGGTGGCAAGACTCCTACCCGTTTGCTCCGCAACATGCTCCTTGATCGTGTCTGCACAGTGTATCGCCTCGCCGCCTGGCGACAGGGCATCCGGGCCAGGTACTTGCATTTCGAGGATCTTCTCCAGAGCAGACTCACCGACGCCGCGAATGTGCGAGAGCCCGAACACGATGCCCTCATCGGTCATCATGAAGTGCGCATTGCCCTTGCGGATGTCAGGCGGCAGCACGTCCACTCCGAACAGCCGGGCGTCCTGGACTAGGCGATAGATCTCCTCCATCTGGTCGCCCTTGTAATGGCTGTAGGTCAGGTACGAGGTGTAGAACTCGGCCGGATAATGACACTTGAGATAGGCCGTCTGGTAAGCCACCATCGCGTAGCTGACGGCGTGCGATTTGTTAAAGCCATACCTTTGAAAAGCTTCGATCCAGCCGAAGATCTCTTCGGCCACAGGGCGGCTGACGGTGCCTCTCTTCGCAGCGCCGTCCACGAATTCCTTCTTGAGCTTGGCGATGACTTCTGGGAGCTTCTTGCCGATACCTTTCCTTAAGTTGTCGGCCTGGGCCAGGCTGAACCCAGCGACTTCCACGGCGATCCGGATGGCCTGCTCCTGGTAGACCAGGCAACCATAAGTTGGCTCCAGAATCGGCTTGAGCACGGGGTGCAGATACTCGGCGTGCCTCTTGCCCGCCTTGATCACGGCGTAGTCGGCGGTCATACCGCTTTCGAGACAGCCGGGCCGAAGCAGACTGAGCAGGTCTGCCAGTTCGTTGATGTTCTCGGGTCGGACTTTGCGGGCCCATTCCTGGCCAAGTCGTTTCTCAAGCTGGAACACGCCGACCGTGTGTCCGGAGCCTATGAGTTTCCAAGTGGCAGCGCAGTCGAGAGGAACCGCGTTGATGTTGAACTTGCGCTCCTCGACCTTGCAGTTGCACCCGCACCATTCCGTGAGACTGGGGCCAGGCGGCGCGGCTTCCAGGACGGCGGTCGTCATAGCTCCTCCATCACGAATTCGCTTGCGGTCTTCCAGATCTCCCCCAGGTCGTCGCGGGTGGTCTGCTCCTCCGCGCGACCATGCTGCAGCAGGTAACTGGGGTGGTAAATGACACGGGTGGCGATCGGCTTACCGACGATGGTCGACGTATGCCATTTGCCGATGAGAGTCCGCATCGGCGTGGTCTTCTTGATGGGCAGGATCTTCAACGCCGCGGTTCGCCCCACACAGACAATAATCCTGGGATCAATGATCCGCAGTTGGCGGTCCAGCCAGAACCAGCACGCCTGGGATTCCTGGTCTTCGGGGGTGCGGTTGTCCGGTGGCCGGCACTTGATGGTGTTGGTGATATAGCACCACTCGGGCCTGCCGCCGGTCTCCCGCAGCATTTTCTTGAGATACTGGCCGGACCTGCCGACGAACGGCTTACCCTCGCGGTCCTCGTTCTCTCCCGGCGCTTCGCCGATGAAGACGATCTTGGCATCGTCCATGCCGTGACCGGGCACGGTGTTCGTGCGGACCTTGCACAATGGGCACCGCTTGCACTGGGCGATCCCGGCCGCAATGTTCTGTAGCTCTTGCCTACTCACGTGCGGGCTCCAGGACGATGATCTTGTGGCGGGTCTGTTCCCCCAGGGCGTTGGCGATCATGGGTTGGACCACGTCCCAATCAAGACCACCGCACCCGCAGCCGAGGGGCGGGACGATGACGGTCATGGGAGACACGTGGGCCAGGATTGTCGACAGCCTGCTCAGGCCGGATTCCACCCAGCGGTATTGGGATGGATCTCGCCAGTGGTCCTTGGTGGCGACGTTGTAGACGATGGTGCCGTCGTGGGCATGCCAGCACCACAGTGAGCCGGGGGTGATGATCCCGGCCCCGCAGGCATGTTTGTAGGCCGACAGTATCGGTGGGTACTTCTGCTTGACCGCCAGGGCCACGCCCTTGCCCATCACCCCCACACAGTTGACGGTGTTCACGACGGCGTTCGCCTTGAATGCGAAGATGTCTCCACGGGTGTAGGTGATCACTCCGATTCCTCCCCGGCTTCCACTTCGTCGTGCACGAACGGCTGAGTTGCCTCGCGGTTGACCAGGGCTTGGCCGTACCAGAGCTTGTCCAGGGCGGTGACCCCGAGAAAGTCGAATTTCACCGCGCCCATCGCCTCAGCGTTGGCCATCTCCAGCCCGCACACCCGCATCTTGCTCTTGGGGTCGTAGACCATGGGCACGAGTTCGCTGATCGGCCGATCGGCGATGACCATGCCCGCCGCATGCTTGGACTGGCTCTTCTTGACGCCCTCCAGCCTCATGGCCTGGTCGAACAACGGCTTGAATGTCTCGTAGGCCGTCGCTACCGGCTCGATGTTATCGATCGCCCACTGGAGGATGCCGTAGTTCTCGTTACCGGTCTCTTCCCGAGCCTGCCGGAGGTCGTCGGAGATCGCGGCCTCATCCGGAATGTGCTGGGTGATCTCGTTGCAGAGATCGTGAGGCTTTTGGGCAATCTCGTCGGGGTTCTTGGCCTCTTTCAGAGCCTTCACCTTCAACAACTGCTTGACCGTCTCCGGCTGGGCGCGAAAGACCTCTTTCAATGCCGCCTTGCCCTGCAACCGGCCAAACGTAATCATCTGGCTGACCCGGTCCTCGCCCCATCGCTTGCTGAGGTAGGCGATGACACGAGAGCGGAACACAACGCCGATATCGGTGTCGATGTCCGGCAGGCTCACGTGACTGGCCTTCTTTTTGACCGGCCTGTCCTTGTCAAGCTCGTCGGTGAGACCCACGGCATAGGCAATGTGCGAGTTGCTCGGGTTGGGGGTCTTCTCCGTCGTGCCCGCCTTGAGCAGGTCTTCCAGGTACAGCCAGATCTTCGGGCTGTCCTCGTCGATCCAGGCCGCTTCGTCCTTCAAAGCCTTGAGGTCGCACGCTCGCCTGGCGTTGGCGGCAGCGATGGCCACCTGCCTCTTGGCCTCGGACTTGTCGCGTTTCACCGCCGACTCGAAGTTCTCCCCAAGCCAGGCCATGAATTCAGTGTTGCCGGCATCGAAGTGGGCCGGAATGTTGCGGCTCGCGTTGTAGAACCGCTCGAAATACAGGCCGTACACGAGTGGATCGATGTCCGTGATGCCGATGAGATAGTTCACCAGGGACCCGGCGCCCGAGCCACGACCCTTGCCCCGCGGTCCGCCATTGCGATCGACAAACTGGCAGGCGTCATACACGATCAAGAAGTAGTCGCTGAGCGTGGCTTCGCGGATGACTAGGAGTTCGCGGTTCAAGCGATAGAGGTATTGTTGCTTTTCTTTCCTGGGCAGGTGTGCCAGCTTTTGTTTGGCTCCCTTGATGCAGAGCGACTCCAGGTAGCGGTCGGAGTCCAGCTTCATCTGGGTGAGTTCGTCGTTGGTGAACTTCGGGAGGCATGGCTGACGGCCGAGCTTGAACGAGCCGCAGCGGTCGGCGATCTCCAGCGTCCGGTCCACCTCCGCCTGCTCGTAGTGCGTGAGCATTTCCTCAGGGGTGTAGATATGGAACGTGTCGCTGTGGAAGAAATACATGGTGTCCCCGCCCTCGATGCGGAGACGTTCCTGCTCCTCTTGAGTCGTGTGCAACTGAGAGTAGAGAAGGATTCTCTGGTCCTGAGCCTCATCGGGACGGCAGTAGTGGGCGTCGAGAGTGGCCACCGTGGGGACGCCGGTCTGGGCGCCGATCTTGCGAAGGCACTCGGCCACCACCCGCTGTATCGCCATCCCCTCGTCCTGGATCTCCAGGAAGAAGTTGTCCTTTCCGAAGATCTGCTGGTGCCGCTGAATGACTGAGACGGCGACGTCCTGCCAGTTCATCTTGAGCATGGCCCGGACCCGATCCATGCTCTCGGTCTGAGTAGACACCTTGCAGGCTTCGTCGAAGTCGTCGAAGAGCGACGAAGAGAGCATTCCCGCCAGGCACCCGGACAGGCAGAGCAGGTTGCGGTCCTCAGCGAATGCAGCCAGCCGATCCAGGTTGATGCGCGGCTTGCGGTAGAAGAAATCGGGCCGATTCGTTTCGGAGACGAGCCGCATCATCGTCTCCAGGCCCGCCTGCCCTTTGGCCAGTACGGTCAGGTGCCAGCGGCGCTTGTTTTCGTTCGACTTGACGGTCGGATCGAACTCGCAGATGTACAGTTCGCACCCGAGGATGGGGCGAATGTCTTTCTTGGTGCAGGCGTTGTAGAAGGCGACCAGACCACAGATGTTGCCGTGATCGGTCATGGCGCACGCGGGCAGACCGAGTTCCTTGCATCGGGTCGCAATATCCTTCGGCGACGGTAAGCCATCCAAGAGGCTGTAGTACGAATGCACGTGCAGCGGAGCGTACTTCTCTCCCATATCGTTAAATACCAGCGGGAGAGCTTTTCTGGCCCGGCTCAGCGAGGCGTGTATTTCAGTTCGACGTATTCTTGCCCGTAGGCGTGGAGGTCGGCCCAGATGCGATCACACAGCCCGGTCCTGCCGTAGTGACAGAAACGAGTACATCGCCATGTGCGACTGCGGTTGATCTGCTGGTCGCGGCGTACGGTATCGAAGAACCGCCACACCGAGCCCAGCGTGGGGGCGAGATCGTCGGCGGTAAACGGCAGGCTGATGGGACCACCGTCATTGATGTAATAGAAGGTCACCAGCACGTTGGGGTACTGCGGGTACATCTGGGTGGCGGCGAGATGATAAAGCCGCGGCTGGACATCCCGCATCAGATCATAGAAGTCTTTTTCACGTTGAGTGTTGAAGTCCTGCCGGCGCCCGGTTTTCCAGTCGACGACCTCGATCGTGTCCGCACTGGCCTCGTGCACCAGGTCCATGTACCCGGTGACTCGGAACTGTTTTCCGTCCCGCAGCTGCCAGAGTTCCCCGGGCAGCGACAGGTCCAGTCTCACCTCGGTCCCGATGACTTTGAGCCGGCGGGGATCGTAGATTGGATGCCGGAGCACTTTGTCGAGCGATTCACGACAGAACCTGAAATCGGCCGACTCGCCCCGCCTGGTCTCCCGCCGGATCTCCACTTGCGGGTTGGCGGCAACGTGCATGTCCCAAGCCCAGTCCAGCAGCCAGTGCGGATCAATCGTCTTGCCCTTCGCCACCAGCTGCCCCATCCACTCCAGGACCTGGTGGACGATGTTCCCCTGGAGCGCGGCCTTGCCCGACGGAGAATCCAGGCCGAGAACGTGGTTCAGCCAGTATTGGAACGGGCAGAACTGGTATGACTTGACCGCACTGGCGCTGGCCCGGTTGATCCACATCAGGCGACTCTCCGGTAGCGTTGCATGTCATCCACGTCGGTCCGGCCCGTCTCTTCGTAGTGCATGATGCAGAAGACGTTGAAGACGACGGCCGCCAGATGGTCCTCATCCTTGTCGCCGAAAACCCATTGCATCAGATGCCGGAACGCCGAGGCGTAGCACCGGGACATCTTGATGCCCTTCGCCCAGTTCCACTCGTCGTATTTTACGGCCCCACGAGCGTAGAGATCGGCGACTCGCTTGAGGGCTAGCGGCGGGATCAGATCCCACCGGGTCTTGCCGGCCTGGGTGTCTCGTCTGGCACCGGTTTCGTACTCTTCCCGAGCACCGCTGTCCTTGGTCACGAACGTACCCGCGCCCGCGATTACCGAGTCACTCACTTTTCCCCCCATCCAGGGTTCTGAAACCGTCGCGGATGACCTTCGCCCGAGATACAGATTCCAAGAGCGGCTTGATTTGGGCGTCGATCTGCGAGGCTTTCATCTCCCCGACATCCTTCACGTCCTCCGGCGTGACAAAGTACAACCGGAAGTAGTAGTTCAGTTCTTTGACCAGCCGTTCCTGGGCATCGCGGCCAGCCCTGTCGTTGTCGGTCACGAACACCAGGGTCAAGGCCCCGGCCCGCTGAAGCATCTGCCGCTGGAACGTGGAGAGGCTCAAGCCGAACATGGCCACGCTGTTCTGAACGCCCGCCATCTCGAACGACCAGGTGTCACCCGGCCCCTCGACGATGACGGCCACGCCAGTCTTCGCAATGAATGGCCGGGCGTACCAGATGTTGTACAGGTGCTTCTCGGCCCGAAACCCGGCCGAGTGCCGCCACTTCTCATAGATCCCGTGCTGATTCCTGGGCGGACACTTCATATCCGTCGGGTGCCACATCTTGCAGGCGTCGCACCGTGGATGGCTCGTCCTGGCCGTCCAGCCCGCGACGTACCGTCCCGTCTCGTCCAGGATCGGGAAGAACGCTCGGCGATAGAAGGGCTTGTTTGGATCATTGCAGTAGGAGATGTGGTATCGGGCGATGGTCTCGGCCGGGATTCCGCGGCCGGGGTAATAGTGGGTGTCCGGTTGAAGCTCCGAGACGACATTGGCCAGGAGCAAGCCTTTGCGGTTGTCGGCGTTTTTCAGCCGCTTGCGGTACTCCCGAATGGCCCGATTGACTTCGACGTCCTGCGCCGTCTCCGGATCTACTCTCTGCCCGTCCAGGCCCAGGACCTGCGTCACAAAGGTCATCGCCTGGGTGAAGCCCCATCGCGTTCCGGTGGTTCGGCTCATGACGCCACGGACCAGACCGTAGATGCTTGTCGAGTGGCCGGTCACCTCCGACTCTTCGCAGTGCTGGGTCATGCACCTCCAGTGGCGAGAATTGTGTGCCCAGTACCAGGCCCGTTCGTTGTCGCCGCCATGCACCGGACATTTGGCGTGCACGTAATCCCGTCGCTCGACGTACTCCATGCCCAGGGCGTCGAGAATCTCGGTGATCCGCTCGGCCGCACGGTCCTGGATGAAAGCAATTTGGCTCTGGTCCTGAGTCATGACTGTTTCTTGCTGTTGCCCGTGAAGTTCTTGGATGCCTGGCCGAACGTCAACCCTTCGGACATGCGAGCGCGGGTCAGGTCGGCTTTGACGTTGATGTAGTTGCCCGGCTCCATGCCCGCACCAAACCGAGTGTCGGTCACCACGAGTTTGCGGTCGCCGTTGGCCGGCGGATCTTCCTGCAGTTCCTGAGCACTCTTGCGTTTGAGAATCGAAAAACTCGATGCAAGCCAGAGGATGCGGTCCGAGCCAGAGATGACGGTGCCGTCTTCCTTCTCGCCGCCGTCACGGTTCAGTTGCACCGTGCAGAGCATGGGGATGTCGTACTGCAAGGTGAAGTTGTGCATCATGGTGAGGAAGCTGCCCAGGACCTGGAATTCCTGCATGTTCTTGTGGCTCAGGTCGTCCATGCTCATGAGCTTCAGGTAGTCGTAGATCACGGCACAAGGCTTGGCTTTCCCGTTGGGCAGGAACCCCACTCTGCGGACGAGCCACCGCCGCACCATCGCCAAGGCCGACTCGACGGACTGGCCCGCGATACTGCAATGGGTGAACGGCAACGAGTCCACAATCGTCTTGGCCCCGAACACCGCCTCCCGCTCATCATCGTTGGATCCAAACAGGCCGTTCTCGATCCGGTTCAGTTCGACGCCGCTGATGAGCGAGGCGAGACGGAGAAGCTGCCACTTGTAGGGCAACTCGGTGTCCAGGTAGAGGACCGGCACTTGGGCGGCGGCTATGTTGTAGCCCACGTTCAGACAGAAGAAGGACTTACCGATCTTGGGCCTGGCCCCCACAATGGCAATGGCGCCCGGCCGTAACCCGCCGCCAATCGCACCGTCGAATCGCTGGAAGCCAGTGGGCAGACCGATGATGTCCTTGGGATCGGAGGCCAGCGCCTCGAGGATATCCATGTAGCCCTCGGCCATTGACTTGAGCGGGCTTTCGTGCTGGACCGCCTTGGCCGCAAAGCCGAAGATGGGGTCTTCCATCTTGGCTAAGATCTCCGTCACGCTCTCGTTGCCGGTGATCTCCCGCAGCTGCTGCTGGACATAACGCGTGATGAGGTAGCCGCGTCGCCCCAGACCCAGCTTGAACACGACCGCGGCCAGCGACCGTGCGTTCTCCATGCTGACCGTCTCTGTCAGCAGCGAGTTGAGGTACTCTTCATCTCGCCCCTTGCCCACCAGGTTCTCAAAGCCCCCGCTGTGCAGCTTGGCCATGAGGGTCGGGACGTCGAACGTCGTCGCCCCCTGGTCGTGGACGAGGCTTTTGCAGATGGTGAATAGGGTACGATGGTGGGCCGCGTAGAAGTCGTTGGTGTCAACGAGTTCCTCAAGGTCAAGCACGGCGTCCGCACCGTGCGTGAGCAAAGCGGCGATGACGGCACGTTCAGCGCCGATATCGTTCAGGCATGGTTGCTCTTGTTGGACCTTCGTCTTGGCCATATCACCGCCGTCGGCTTTTCAAGCACGTCGGGCACAACGCGCCAACGCCCTTGGGTATGGCAACCGGCGATTCGTAGTCCCGCTTGCATTCGGTGCAGGTCGCGATGATCGGCTTGTGGGGTGACCGGGGGTTACGCGGGTGATTCTTGGCAAATCTGCGGTTGGCACGTCGTTCCTTCTCGGTCACATGGGCCTGCGTCACCACCTGTTGTTCGATGCCGTAAACGTTTCCCGAGACGGTGGCTCCCTGTGACACGGGTACGTTGCTGTGGGCGTCGTCTTCATCATCGTCAGCATCGTCCTCTGTCTGTGGTTCAGGCTCCTTGTCTTCGGTCACGGCCTGTTCTTTCAGGACAGCGGCAGGTGCAGGCGAGACGGACACGGGCTCACCGACGAACTCGCCGGCGATCCTGGCGATCTCCTCCATCGCCACTTGGGCACGGGCAGTTGCCGGTGTGGCCGGCGGTTTGATGGCGTTGCCGGTGAGTTGCTCGAAGGCGTCACACACGTGAGCCCAGTTGGCCTGCTCGATACCCGCTTTCAGCAGTTGGATCGTGGTCATGCTGTTTCCTTGTGTCGGGACCGCTGCACCGCCATCAGGCACTGGCTCATGAACTCCACCCGCCGGGCAAGGTAGGCGATGCTGATCTTTTTTTGCTCGGCTTTCTCCCTCAGATCAGGGAACATAGATCCAGGGATGTGCGCCCGGTTGGCGAAACACCACCGATCGAAGGCGGCGAGCCCGTTCTCTCGACGCTGCAACTCGAACGCCAGTTGGGCCAGGACGAACGCCGCGTCCGCCGCCTCGCTGGCCGACATGGCTTCCAGGCGTTCCCGGCTCATGGTCAGGATCGCCTCGGCTTGCTTGAGGTCGCAGGTTGCAGCGGGGATGCCCAGCTTGGCTTGCCAACTCTCGATCTCGGCTTTGAATGCATCAATCCGCTCCTGCGTCGTCATGTTTCCCTCCCAGGATGGCCAGGATCTCACTCTCGCTCCGCCCATACGGAATCTCGATCAGGTGCAGATTGTTCAACTCACACCATCGCCGCTTGCGGCTGTCGCGGTCCTGTTGGGCGTGGAAGTTCTGCCGGGTGCCGTGGAAGTAAGGGACGAACTCGTCGTGCTGCGTGCCCTGGCACTCCACGACCACGTGGGCCGACGGCACCAGGTAATCCAGCACGAACCGCTCGCCGGGGATGGATACCTCTTCCAGGATGATGTCGAGGGGATACAGGTCCGCGAGCAACCCACCGACCGTGCCCTGGAATCCGGAGAGCGACTTAGCCCGCCGCTGGTACTTCGCCAGATTCAACTTCACTGTCTTCCCGTTGAGTAGTTGCACTTGCACCACTGTCCCCCAAGATGCTCGTCCGCACCTGCGATTCCAGGCAGGCCATCGCCTCGCTGTTCTCCAGAAGGAACTTCCGCAGGGCCTCGGTGCCCTGAAACTTCACGTCACCCAGCGATGGGATGGAGTACCAGGCACCGGCCTTCTCGATCAGGCCCAGATTCTCCGCGTGGGTGGCCACGTCTTTCGCCGCGTCGATTGCTTCGCCGTAACGCAGCGGAATCGCACAGGGGCGATACGGTGGCCCCAGGGCGGATGCTCTGATCGTGCACATGATGTCATGCCCCAGGGGTGCCTGCTTGGCGGTGTCCTTGTCCCAGAGCTTGGCCCAGTCGACATTGATCCAGGTCGAACACGCGTACTGGACGGCGAGACCGCCTTTCTCCTCGAATTTCTTGCGGCTGGCCGGATCGCGGTTGGTCTGGTACTGGGTGATGAAGATCAGGATGCACCCGTTGATGTCGCAGATGTCCTTGATCTTCCGCAGGAACGACGACATCAGCTTGGGCACCCCGGACATATCCGTGTTGTCTCCGGTGGCCTCGGTCTGCTCGGCCAGCGTGCTCAGCATGGCCACCGAGTCGATCACGCCCACGCCGCCCGGCTCGCTCTTGACGAAGCGCTCGATGTTCTGGAACCACTCCTGGGCGGTAAAGATTTTCTCTTTGGTGGACTTGACCAGGTCCAGCTTCTCCCGATCCAGGCCCCGGATGGTGTTGATGAGTTCGCGGCTGCACCGCCGTTCGATGTCGAAGTAGGCGGCTTTGCGGCCACGCTGGATCGCGTTGGCCAGGACATGCAGGCACAACGTGGTCTTGCCCACCTTGGGCTTGCCCGAGATCAGCACGATCGTTCCCTCGGGGATGCCGCCGGCCAGAGCAATATCCAACGACAGCGCCGTCGGCAGGATCGGACGAGGCCGGGCGACCAGAGCGCTGGCGGGGACCACGAGGCCTTCGCCATAGGTCCGCTTCATGAACTCATTGAAAGAGACGTCACTGCTTGTCTGCGTTTTCTTCTTGCCCACTCTCGATCTCCAAAATGCGCTTGAGGCGGCTTGCCGCTCCCACGTCCGCCAGCCTTGTGTTCCTTCGCATGTACTCTTCGGCCGGGATGTTGACCGGCGCACTCTCCGCAAGTCGCCGCCGCTGCTCGACCATTTCCGCGTGCTTGCGGTCGACGCAACGATCCAGGCGAGAGAGGTTCCGCTCATTGAGCAGCGTCATGCACCGGGTCTCTTTGATCGCTTCGATCACCGCCCGCTGCATCACCGGGTCGTCCAGGTTTTCCCTCAGCTTGGCGAACTTCTGGAATCCCCGGATCTCGCGGCCGTACTTCGGTCGCCAGTAGGCCCTGTCTACCCAGAACCTGGCGCCTAGCTTGGGCTGCATGTTCAGGCAGACCAGTTCGACCACGAGGTTCTTGAAGTCGATCTGGAGACCCGGTGTCGTCGGCGATGGATAGTTGCCCGGCATAGGCGCCCTACGAATTCTGGATCAGCTTGAAACCGCATTCCTCGACGGTCTGCTGCTGGACACAGTCCTCGTTCAGATCCCCGGCCCTGAGCCAGTGGATCGTGCAGGCGGTCCCGTCGTAATACCCGATGCCGATTCGGAGCAGCTGGATGGGACAGTTGGGCACGGCTCCGCCGTAGTAGCCGAACACGTACCCCTTCTGGTTGGCGGGCATTGCCCGGTCCACCCCGCCTGGCCCTTGAATTCGCAGGCAGGTGATTGCCAGGTCCGGGTTGGCATTGAGGTATGCCTTGAGCCGGTGCCAAGCGTGCATCTGCCCCGGCCGCGTATCCTCGATGACGGTTCGCCCATCCGACAAGGACGCCAGGAATCGAACCGCCGGTGTCTGTTCCGTCACGCTGAACGCCACGAGCCCTTCGCTCGATGCCATCGTGTCATCTCCTGTAGCCAAGTTCCTCGTCGGCTCTTTCGGATTCCGCCGGCGTCATTTGCACCACGCCGCCCGGCCCGATCATCGTGTTGGCGCCGGCGGGGCCATTGGGCTTGAGCGGCACCAGGCAATCCTTGCGGTCGGGACGCGGAGCGCCCTTGATCGCCAGCCTGATCGCATCGATGAGTTGTGTGCGGCCCTTGGTCCGCTTGGCCAAGTTCACCTTGGACTTCTCCAGGATCTGTCCGACCCTGTTGGCCAGGCCGGCCAGATCTATCGGCTTACTTGCCATCGACGAACCCCCTTTGTGCGATGCTGTAATCCGGCCGCTGCCTGCCCTGGAGGTAGCGAACATAGGTCATGAAGCAGTCGACACCGCAGCGATGGAGTTTGAACCTCGCCCCGCTCCGTTCACGGTCCTTCTGGGTGAGCCGATCCCCCTCGGCCGGGTTGAACAGGGCGCCCTCGGCCGTCGCCCGGACGAAGTACACGCCGTTGCCGCACGACTTGGCGACCACGATCGCTTCGTCGATCGGCGGGGCCTCGGTGGCGCGATGGGAGTGCACGACCCCCTCGGGGTCGACCAGCTGAACGTTGAAGTCCATTAGCACCGGACTCACGCTCGGCTTAGTGGCGCCACGCCCGGAAGACGATGGTTTCACCGTCTGGCGGGTCTTGGACCTCGAACGCGATGTTGTCCTCCGCCGCGCCGGGGTAGAACTGGCCTTCGATCGTCTTGACATAGGACGTCCCTCCACAGATTCCACACTTGCATCGAACCGTCGTCGTGACGGGATCGACCCCGAGTTCCGCCAAGTCCACGTTGTTGCGGACGATCAGGAACCTCATCAGGGCTGCGCCGCAGTCCGCACAGTCGACGCTGATTTCTCCCCGGTTTTTTAGACCGGCCTTCTTCCCTGTATCCGACATGGGCTAAACCTTTCCCGTCTCGATGTACTTCTGGGGATTGCCCAGGATCTTCTTGTTGACCGTGTCGCCATCGCGCCAGAAGGGCCTCTCTTTGGGCTTCTTGGTCCGTCGAAAACTCTTGGGCGGCTCTTCGCCCCGCCTGCGGGCCTCCTTGGCGTTCTGCTCGGCCAGAGAACCGACGGTGTTGTGCTTGGGGACGAACGCGGCCAGCCCGCCGGAGATAACACGCACCAGATCGTCCTTCCCACAAGCTGGACAGGTCCTCAAGGGCTCAGCCTGGAAGCTCTGGTACTCTTCCAGTCGATGCTTGCAGGCCTGACATTCGTACTCGTAGATTGGCATAAGCAAGTACCAACAAGTCGCCGGCTTTGTCACACGCACACGCTTGAATCTGCTTTCTTGGGCACAACAGTCCCCACGGACCGCGTGAAAGCGGCCAGCGCGTCTTTGTGGGAAGCGCCCCACGGGCCACCGTTGCTTGTCGCCTGCTCGATCTGCGACGTAACGGCCTCGCGGACCTCCGGCGACGTTTGCTGAACTGCCGAGGTCACCAGGGTCAGGAGGTTCTTGAACTTCGCGGCATTGCGCGTGGCCACGAAAACGATGGCCACACCGCATCCCAGGAACAACAGCACGACGAGGCCAGCAGCGAGGACGGCCCAGCCGGCCCCGCCGTAGTGAATGGTGCCCGCGGTGATGTCCTTGTGCATCACGTCCAGCTTCTCAGCCAGTTGCTGCTTCATGGTCTGTTCGAGGTGATCGATTCGATCTGCCGTCACCGAGGCATGCTGGCTCTGTTCCACCAGCTTCTCCAGCTTGTCGTTGACGAAGCCGACCTTGTTGCCCAGAGCCTGAACCTCGCAATTCACATCGGCGAGGGTTTTGAGCTGCTCGCCCACGCTGGTGTTGACCGCGGCGAGTGTCTCCAGCCGTTCGCCGACGACCCCGATCTTCGTCTGGACGTCGGTCTGGAACTTGCTCTTCGCATCCACGCATCCCACGCATATCGCGGCGGTCAGCAGGGCCGCGACCATCATTCCGCTTTTCGCTTGCACGGCTTCCCCCTCATTCTGGCAAACACCTCACCCACGAGCATGTCGGCGTGCTTGTTCTGGTTCCGTCGCACCCACTTGATGGACCAGGACTCGAACTCCGCAAACAACTCCAGGGCTTTGTCCCGGTGCTGCCTGAGATCCTCTTTGTTGATCTTCCAGGCCCCTTTGACCTGGTTCACTACCAGCTGCGAGTCGCCCACCACGCGAACCCGCCTGATACCCGTCTTCCGGCAGGCATACAGGCCAGCCAGCAAAGCGCGATACTCGGCGACATTGGATGTCCCGCTGCCGCACCGGTTACACCCCTCAAACAGGACTGTCTCGCCGTCATCCGGGTCAAATGCCACGTATCCATAGGCCATGATTCCTTCTCTAATGCCGCCGTCGAAGTGGAGAATGACCTCCGGTGTTTCGTCTGACATAAACCCCCCTCAACCCTTCAATACACCTTGACTGAGGGAGTCCCGGACCTTTACCAAGATCGCCCGAAGCAGAAACCGGTGGCAGCGATCGTCCTGGCGGCGCTTGGTGTTGCACCAGCAGACGAACTCCACGTTATCCAGCATCCTGGCCATCTCGATGAATGGTGTGGGGTCGGCCTGGTACGCGGCTCGCATCTCGTTCTTGTAGCGGTCGACATACTCGTCCCACGTCATCCCGCCCGCCTTGTACTCGTGCAGCAGGTCGGGTGAGGGAGCGAAAACGCTCCGTCGCATGTCGCAGCGGACGAACGTGATCGGCTTACAGGCAATGTCGACCTTGATCCGCATCAAAACGGCGTTACCCCCTCCGGGATCTCGGCTGTCGCACCCGGGCACATATCCCGGAACGGGCAATACTTGCACGCACTGCGGTCGTTGGTCACCGGGAACGCCGCGATATCGCCCTGCTTTTCGTCGGCTTCCAGCAGCAGGGGCCATTCCCGCCGAATGATGTCCGCCTGCCGTTCCAGGAGCTTCATGTCCACGGCGAGTTCGATGGCGCACTTGTTCGGATCTTCTGTGTCCAAGAACACTGGTTTGATGACTACGTCCTGGACACGACGGACCCATCCCTGTTTGAGAGCGTAGATCGCGTAGGTCCGCAGCTGCTCGATGACGTTGCCGGTGAATTTGCCTGTCTTCCAGTCCACCAGGTGGGCCTGGGCACCCTGTCGGAACGCGAAGTCCAGCTTCACCGCGACCAACTCGCCCGTGTTGAGCGTGACACTCTGGAAGTCCTCCAACGTGAGAAAGTCATCTGGCTGGAGGGCGTTGACGGTCTTGCCGATCGGGCTGGCGTAGAATGCCCGGAGGCACCGGAGCACCTTCTGCTTGACCTCGTCGAGCTTCGACTGCGGGATTGTCACGTCGTAGTAGTGCTCGAACAGGTTCACGGCCCGGCCGGGGTTCTTCTTCCATAGCTTGTCGGTCGACTGGAGCCAGCCTTCGCGGAGGGCCTGCACGGCTTCGCTCTCGGCCTTTTCCAACGGCATCGCGGCCTTGCAGTTGCTCGCTCGGCGGTAGGCGATCACGTGCTCGATGACGTCATGCACGACCGAGCCAATCCACATGGGAAGGCTCGTCATTTTCTTGAGCATGTACGCTCTCTGGCACTCCGGGCTGGCGGTGGGTAGCCACCCACCCCAACTCAGGTAGTAGTTCAGGTAATACTTCCGGCGGCACTCGCGGAGCATCTTGATCCGGCTCTCGCTCCACTGCACCTTGTTTTGTAGCTCGGCCATTCGGTGTTTCCTCGTTCACTGATCCACGTGGATGGGAGCTTCCACGGTCTTGCCCCGCTTGGGATGCATAAGGAAAAACGCCTGCTGGGGCGGCTCGTACTCCGCCTTGATCTGGATGGCGTAAGCGCTGTAGCCGATCAGGGAACCGTTCACGACGTATCCCCGGTTGGCCATGCGGTTGTGCCAATGGCCCAGGACGTCAACGTCCGCGTGCTTCATCTTGTTCCACTGGGCGATCGCTTTGTGCAGGGGGATATGGACGCCGCCCACCCCGCCCTGGTACTTGATGCCGTTGCCGTGGTGCAAACGAACCCGGAAGTCGTAGACGTCGAGGCAGCACAGGTACCCGTCCGCGATCTTCATCTGGATTGTCTGGTTATCCTGGTATCGCAAGGCGATGAACGAGTAGAGCAGCCACTCGTAGCTGTTCTGGACGGCCGTGGCCACCCTGGGCTTCTGCGTTGTGCGCCCATGGTTGCCCACCGTGCAGGGGATAATGATGCGGCGGAAGCCGCCCTGTTCGAGCAGAAAGTCGATGCCCGACGCGATCAGTTCGTATGCCTGCCTCACCGCCTGCACCGGCGACAGCGAGTTCTCCTCCACGAGTTCCTCATGGATGTAGCCGGTGATGATGTCCCCGAGCAGCGGCAGGACGACGGTATCGATCGTGCTGCGGGTGCGGCACATATCGACCAGCTTCAATCCATTCCGGAAGAAGTTGCCCGCTCGCTTGCCGGCAATGTCCAGGTTGTATTCATTAACCCCCTCGACCGTTGCCGGGTCCACCGTCTCCTCAATGTGCCAATCCGAGGCGACCATAAACGCCGTGGATTGAGAGGGCTGACCGCTGTCCACTACGGCCAGCGGCCGGGGATCGGCGTGGCTTACGGCCTCGCTGATGTCCAGCAGCTTGCTCATCGTCTCTTCTTTTTGCTCGATCTCGTCCAGCAACGCTGCGTACTTGGCCTCGGCAGAGGTTTTCTCGTCCTTAAGCTTGGCGATCTGTCGATCCAGCTTGACTTGCTCGGTGGCCGCCATGCTCGTCGGCAGGATGGTCCCTCCGTTCAGCAAGATCCTGGTCTGGTCGATCAGCTGCCTGGTTTTCCACATGCTCAAGCCGGTGATCGTCTTGATCTCTTCCCGGCCCTTGCCTTGTTTGACCAGATCCATGACCTGGTTCAGCAGGGTGTTGTTCTCTTCGCCCATTCTCCCCCCAGCCCTCTTTCACACCGCGCAAGCACCACTCGGGCAGTCGTTCACCGAAGCCTGTACGTTATCCAGGTACTTCTTGGCATCGTTGATGGGCAGCGGTCGTAGCGGCGACTTGCCCCGACTCCCGTCGCGGTAGATGGTGAGCCCCTTGAGACGTGTGATATACTTCCTCATGATGGCGGACAACTCTTCCACCGGATAGTCTTCCGGCAGGTTGATGGTCTTGCTGATGGAATTGTCGACGTGCTTCTGGCAAGCGACTTGCATCAGGCAGTGCCGTTCCGGCGAAATCTCGTGCGCCGCCTCGAAGTGCTCGATCGAACGGCCTTGCAGAATGAACTCGCGGACCAGGGGATGGACGACAACATCGTTGCCCTGCTCCCGTTCCTCGTCGTGCATCTGGCTGTGCTTGTTGAAGGACCGCTCGAACACCGGTGCGAACATCGGCTCCACGCCGCCAGACACCCCGGCCACGATGCTCGTGGTCCCGGTGGGTGCGATCGTCAGCAGGCAGCAGTTGCGGATGCCGTGTTGAAGGATCATCTTGCGGAGTCGCGGAGTGAGAGACTCCCTGGCGAAGCCAGTCTTTACGTGCATCTCGCGATCGAGGGCCGGGAACGGCCCCTTTTCGACGGCCAGGATGATCGATGCTTCATAGGCCCTCTTCTTGATGAACTCCATGACTTCGCCGACCTTGTCCAAAGCTTCGTCGCTGCTGTAGCGGAGCCCCAACTTGAGCAGCATGTCATGCAGGCCCATCACGCCGACGCCGATCCGGCGGTACTTCCGGCAGGTCTCTTCGATTTCGCGGAAGGGGTAGTGATTGCGATCGAGCACGTTGTCCAGGAACCGCACGGCGACCAGCATCGTGTCGTCCAGCGCATCCCAGTCGATCTCGCCGCTTTCCATATCGACGTGGGCGGCGAGGTTCACGGCCCCAAGGTCACATGCGTCGAAGGGTGACAGCCATTGCTCGCCGCAGGGATTGGTCGCCACCAAGGCTGTGCGGTAGCTGATGGTGTTCATCCGGTTGGCGTACCCGGTGTTGAGGACGCCCGGTTCGCCGTTCCGCCAGCTGTTGGCGACGATCTTCTCCCAGATCTCACGAGCCCGCATGCGGCCCCGCTCTTCGCCCAGCCAGCGGAACACTACCTCGCCATCTTCGTCGAGCAGGCCGAAGAAGGCGTCGTCCACCATCACTGAGATATTGGCGTTGCATAGCCTGCCTTGTTCCAGCTTGGCGGTCAGAAACTCGGGCAGGTCCGGGTGGTCGTACCGCAGGGCAAACATCAGGGCACTACGCCGGCCGCCGCCCTCGCGCAGTTCGTTGCACACCGCGTTGACGGCGTGCATGAGACTGACCGCGCCGGTCGCTTCGCCTCCGGTGCCTCGGATCTTTGAACCGCGCGGGCGAACGCGGGAGTAGCTTATTCCCACGCCGCCGCCGGTCCCGCTGATGATCGTGACGTGGGCAAGGGTTTGCGCCCAACCCTCGCGGCTGTCGATCTCATCCGCGATCACGAAGCAGTTCATCAACTGGCCACGGGGCCGACCGGCTCCCCGCCATATCCGGCCTCCCGGACTGAACCGGTTGGTGAGCATGACGGACAAGAACTTCTCGGCCCATTCCTCCCGCTTGATCCCCTCCTCGGCCCCGGCGATGCAGTCGGCCACCCTCCGGCACGCCTGCTCAAATGTTTCCTCGGGATGGATGGCATACCGGTCCCGGAATATCGTCAATGCCAGATCCGTTGGCGTGTACAACTCCACGTGAATCAACCCCCTCTTGTGATCTTGTTCAGGATCGCCTGGAACAGCGAGGAGATGGCCTTGGGCTGCGGTTCCCACCGGATGACCTCAACCTCTGGGTGTGGTCCCAGCAGCAAGTCCCTCGCTTGTTCGTCGTGCGCATCGATCATCCGGGACGGAATGGTCCCGTAGACGACGCGGGAAATGCCCTTGGCGATGATTTTGGCCCAACATCGCGAGCAAGGCATGCCGGTCACATACAACGTGGAGCCGGTCAGGTCTCGGGGCGCATAGAGCATCCCGTTCTCCTCAGCGTGGATCACCGCGTAATACTTGAGCGGGCGCTGGCCGAGGATGAAGTGATCGTCGCATCCACTCGGACACCCGTTATAGCCCCAGCCGAGCGGACGGTGGTTTGGATCTGCGAACACGGCCCCATGCTGCGTCGAAGGATCGTGGCTACGGCTGGCCACGAGATAGGCGATGAGCATGTACCACGTGTCCCAATCGGGACGATACTGCACCGGCATCACCGCCTGCACGGAGGCGGCCTCGGAACCATTACCCGTCACCATCGAGGCGGTGGATGGGACAACCGGCATCCGGTCCGCCCGCGACAAGAGCTTCTCGACCCGCTCTTGAATGCGGTTGACCAGGGCCAGGCTGGAGCCGTTTCCATAGGCCAGGCAGTCGGCCTTGCGCAGGGCGAACCAGTCGGACAGGTTGCAGACACCGACGCGACCGATGAATGACTCAACATCACGATCGCCTCGGATGGACTTGATATCGTGCATGTGCGTCTGGACAAGCCGAACAATCTTCTCTCGCGTGCCATCCGTGAACAGCAGGCGGCGAAGCGCAGCGTCGGCTATTTCGGCGGAGACATCGGCGTGGTTCCTGTCGGGGCCAAGGGGCAGGCGAATCTGAACAACCTTGCCCACGTCGTGGAAGATGGCGCTCCAGACCGTCACCGGTGTGCGAATGGGCAGGTACTGCAGGACGTGCAGCGTGTGCTGGAACACGGTGCCGTCTCGCTGCTGGATCTCCTGGGTGCGGACAAGCTCCGGCACCAGGGTCCGCAACTCGTCCGCCCCGCGGGAGAGCAGGGCTTCGACCGGCGAAGGGCCGCACAGTACGTCGGTAATTGTTCGGGCAAGCGTGTGCATGTTCAGTTCAGATGGAAGCGTTGCCGACGCATGAACTCCCGCATCTCCAGCTTCGGCTGGGTAACCGGTGGCGGACAAAGCGGGAACGTGAGTGTGAGCAGGCCGTGCTTGCAGACTGCGTGCACGCCTTCAAGGGAGAACGCCGGAGCCACCCTTTGAACCTCGTATTGCATCGGGCTGGCCAGGATGGACCCCGGCGTGTTCTCCACAGGGGCAACGTTGATGACGAGGCCGGGACCGTGAGTGGCTTCGATCGAAATGTGCTCAGCCTCGCGGCCGGGCACGGCGAACTCGACCACCAGGTTCCCGTCGTTATCGGTGTACGTTGCCAGCATGGGCTTCCCCCTCGATCACTGCATGGCCTGGCACTCGTCGATCGCGGCGAGGACCGACTCCACGGCCGTCTGGGCGAGTCTCTGGTACGCCGCGACGTCGCCGCTGACCTTCGGCGTCGGCACGTACCGCTCAATCAGGTCGAGGATCAGCATCGCGACAGGGCGAGTGGGTTCGGGCAGCTTCGCCACGGCCAGGGCGCGAGCGCCGGTGTAGTCGGGTTTCGGTGAGGCGATCAGGCCCTGGGCGACCATCACGTACTCTCGTATGTCGGCGAGCTTGGTGCAGTCGAGATTGGCCTTCTGAAGGATGAGACTGGTCCCGATCTTCGTGAAGGCCCGAACATCCTCGTCGTACTTCGTGATCGTCTGGCTGTCCTTCGTGACGCCACCGCTGTTGGTCCCGCAGCCAATCATTCCGCACGCCAACACACACACCATTGTCCACACAAGCAGACGCATCATTTGCCGTCCCTCCATAAAACCATTGTTCACTGACACAGCACGCCCAAGGCGAGGCACATCCGGCTTATACACCGGAAGATCACCGCGATCGGAAACACATGCGTGCACATAGACAAGTACCAGCGAGCAGTGCTTTTTGGCTTGGAATGCAACCGATTCTCGATTTTGGGTTGGTGTATAAGCCGGATGAGAGGGCATGACTGCATTAGAGCAGTTCGCGTTTGCGTGTAGCGCTTCGAGGCGCACCAAACCTCGGGAGACCATGCAAACGATCGCTACAACAAAAAGGCAAGTGCCTTAGCCGAGGCGGGGGGCGTTATGAAGCGAGTGCTGTTCGTCTGCAAGAATCGCGTCAGTACCTACGGAATTTCCTACGGATTACACAATTCGGCCGCGTTCGTTGCCCAGGCCCTGGACAGGTCTGGCATCGAAGCGAAGGTCGTCTCCGTCGGCGACAACAACGACATCGATCGTGTGGTCACCGAGTATGATCCGACTCACGTCGTCATCGAGGCCATCTGGGTCGTCCCGAGCAAGATCCAGGAACTCATCAAGATGCGGTCGCATCGTCGGCGTGGCTGGGTTGTCCGTCTCCACAGCCGCGTGCCTTTCCTGGCAATGGAAGGTATCGCGATCGACTGGCTGCGGGAGTACAAGAAGATCGCGTCCGGTCCGGGCCACTTCCGCGTCGCCGCCAATCACCTCCAGACCTGTGATGACATCGCAAAGGTGCTGGAGACGAACTGTCTCTACCAGCCGAACATCTACCCCATCGCACAGCGGCCGCGGTGGGACCGTGTCCGCGAAGTCGTCACCGAGCGGCGACATCGCCGGGACGTGCTCGACATCGGGTGCTTCGGCGCCATCCGGCCACTGAAGAACACGTTGATCCAGGCCTTTGCCGCGATTGAATTTGCCGACCGCATGGGGATGCCTCTCCGGTTCCACATCAACGGCGGCAGGACGGAACAGCAAGGCGAGCAGAATCTCAAGAACCTTCGCGCCCTGTTCCCGATCCGGGACCACGAGTTGGTGGAACACCCCTGGATTCCTCATCGCGAGTTTGTGGATCTCGTCCGGGCGATGGACATGGGGTTGCAGGTCAGCTTCAGCGAGACCTTCAATATCGTGGCCGCTGACTTTGTCAGCCAGGACATCCCTATCGTGGCCTCGCCGGAGATCGAATTCGTGTCGTCCCTCTTCCAGGCCCACCCCACGAATACGCTGGACATCGTGAGCAAGCTGGAGCGGGCGTGGACCGGCCGCTCGCTGTCGCTCCAGTCTCTGAACCGCCGACTGCTCGGCCGACACAACCTCGATGCGATGCAAGCTTGGCTGGACTCTCTCGAAATCGCCAGCCGCTGATCCATCACAAACTTGCCCCGCCTGGAACCGTCGGACGGACCACGCGGGGCTTGCTTTGCGCATAAAAAAGGGCGAACCCCAAGGCCCGCCCATCGCGAGGTGTGTTGAATTCTGCGACGATTATGGCCCGCTGACTGCGGCCCCGATCGCGGCTCCGCTCATGGTCTTGAGACCGTCGAGCAGCTGAGTGGGCAAAGCCTTCTCGATGTCCTTGATGAGAGGCTTCCAGGACTCGATCTCGCTCATGGCATCCCGAGCGCTGCCCTTGGCCTCCGCAGAGAACTGTTGCCAGATCGGCTTCTGCGATTCGAGGTAGAAGTCCACGTTACCCAGCATCTCATCCGTCCGGTCGGCAAGCACCAGCATGTAGGCCAGGTACGCGAAGTTCTCACTGCTCACGGCTTCGTCTTTACCCAGTTCCGTCTCGAACTTGGCGACAATCTCGACGGCCTTGTCCGGGCTGATGGTTCCAGCCTGGCCAGCCTTGAAGATCTCAATCTTGGCTTCGTCCAGCCATTTCTGCCGGGCCTCCGTAATGAGCGCCCGATTGAGACCCCATGCTTTCGTGAACATCGCCGCACGGATCTGGCTTTCCTGCTCCGTGCCTCGGTCGTACGCCTGGCGAGCAATCTTCGAGGACTGCCCGCAACCGCCGATCAGAATCACCGCCGTCAGTATGGTCACCACAAGGCTTCTGGTTTTCATGATGTTCCCTCCTCCGGGACCTGTGCTCAGGCGAACGAGCCGATGAACGACATCAACTGGATGGCGAACACGAAACCCTGTTCCCACTTCTCGGCAGAGATGGCCGAGGCCAGCTGGCGACGAAGGTCCGAGATCTCCGCTCGCGAGATGATCTGGACGGGAACGTTGTACCTCGGCGTGTCCCGGAGCGTCACCGGCTGTGAAGCCAGAGACTGCAAGGCGGCCGGATCTTGGGCCACGCCCTCCAGGGCGTTAAACGCCGCCTCGACCGACATCACAAACTGCTGCACGCTGTTCTCGGTAGGCATCATTCTCCCTCTCTCCGCTGGTTGATTGTGTGCCGGGCAGAGTCCTTCACGCCTGGGCTGGCCCGACGCTTCTTGGATCGTCGCCTGGGCGGTTCCAGGCGATAGAACTCTCCGCACTTGACGTATCCGGCCTTGCTCAAGTGAGCCGTCCGGCAAGGGCCCTGGCAGGGCAGCCGGTTGAGACCGCCGCAAGAGCAGAATTGCTTGCCCGCGAGGGTCTGACCTTTGTCCAGTTTCTCTTTCCCATTCTCCCTCATCAGTTTTCCTTCATGTGCTTGAACATCTCGATCGGAGGAGATTGCCCGGCGCCCATCACTCGCCTTATACACCTCGTTTTCCGAATACAGCACCAGCGGCTTGGCCAGGCCGGGCACGGCCATGCTGATTCGGCCAACCTCCGGCCGCATTGCCCCGTTCTCGTCGAGCAGGTCGAATTGCCGGGCCACCGCCCGAAGAACCCCCGAAGGCCGCAGTTCGATGTTCACTTGCAGTCGCACCCGTTCATTCAGAGTTCACGAAAGCACCGCGGCCGGGTCGGGGAAATGATCGTGGATCTTGCTCAGTCCAGACCGCAACGCCCGAGCGACTCTCCGGCGACTGACGCCCTTCTCCGCCGCAATCCGCCGAATGCTCTTGCCTTCAGCGTGTCGCCCCCAGACAACTGTCCGCTCCAGCTGGGTACAGACGTCCAGGATTTCCTCAACGACGAGGCGGGGCACGGGGTCGTCCTCGTAATTCAGATTGTCGAACGAGTAGTCGTTGCTGGGCAGCATGCGAGTATGCTTGGCCTCGTCACGGAGGTAGTGTTGCAGTCGCCGCTTGACCCTGGTCATGACGTAGTATTTGAAGTTGGCATTGATTTCCGGGTCAAAGTGGATCATCGCCCACAGCAACTCGGATTCGGCCACTCGCATCATTTCTTCGCGGGCACTCGACTGGCGGGAGAACTGCGACACGATGGCCGACAGCAGGCTCTCTTGTCTCCGGAGATGGTGTTCGTAGTAGGAAGTCGTAATGCGTCTCATTCAGCACCCCTTTCCATTGAGATCTTTCCCCTTCGTTCCACAGCCTCGGCGAGCGCGTGGAGGAACCCACCGATCTGCGCCATCTTGATGTCGGACTGGACGTTGTTGTGGGCCTGTGCGTTGACGTCCTGCTCGTGCTTCGTGGTCCAGAAGACGGTCGCTCATCAACAGACCTGTGACGCCCCCGTGCCTGCTCCCCCAGATGAATCTGTCATATCCCGTCAAGCTCTTCGTCGATGTCCGGCTGTGTCCCGAAGTTCAGCTGTTCCCGCGGATGGCACCGGTCATAGACCTCTCGGAGTCGCTCCGTGCTGGTGGCCAGATACTGCTGGGTCGCGTCCAGCGTCTGGTGTCCCAGGAACTTCTGGATCTTCTCGATCGGCTGGCCGGCGTTCATCAGCAAGGTGGCCCGCGACCGCCGAAGAGTGTGCGTCGTGGTCTTCCTCAATTTCAATCGCCCGGAGATCTCCAGCAGCAGATGCGTAATCCGGTGTCGGCCGATCCGCTCACCATCGATGGAAACGAACAGGGCAGGGTCGCCGGACTTGGCATGGCGAGTACGCCAGCCTTCTACGTAATCCTGAACCGCCGCGAGGCAGTCACCCGAGATCGGGACCATGCGCTCCCGGCCACCCTTGCCCATGATTCGCAACTTCCGACTGCTGTGATTGACGTCCCGGAGATTCAGGCCGCACATCTCGCTTACCCGAATGGCTCCCGAGTACATCACCAGGATCATCGCCTGGTTCCTTGCCGCGGTGTCTCCGTGACAATCAGCCAGGATCTGCTTGAAATCATCGCTGCTGATGACTTCCCGGACGACTCGCGTTTCTCGTATCGGGTCGATGAGGGTCAACTGCTCAGTGATCCGCTGCTCTTCGGCGTAATGCCCAGTGGCCCTGGCGCACGCGCTGAGCCACTTATAGAACTGGCGGATCGCCATTCTCTTGCGGTTGAGCGTTGCTGGCTTTTCACCGCAGTCGTTCCGCAGCCGCACCAGGTAGTCGTTGACCAACTGCCCGTCGAACTGAGGCTGGCCGAGAGACTGCCAGAATCCCAGGAACCTCGTGACATCGCGCACATACTCTCCGACGGTACCGGGAGCATGACGTTGCTCGCCCTCCAGCTGCGATGTGAATGCGGTGAGGAGATCCATGCTTCTTTTCCCCCAATAGTAAGTACCTGCGAGACCACTTTTTTGGAACGATCTTTTCAGACTTTGTGATGCTTGCTCTCGATGCCCTCCGTTCCATCCTGCAGCGGCACGAGTTTCATGTCGTAGAACAGCAACGGGGCAACCTTGGCTGCGATGCGGTACATCTCAACGGCGAGACGCCGGATCTCGACGTCCGCCGCCGGGTTGGCCCGCATCTGGATAAACCATCGCAGTGCCCGGGCGTTCACGGACACCGCGATCTTCGTCTCCGTAGCATTGGGCAGGACCGATCTGGCGGCCTGGCGTGCTTTCTTGCGGCGCTCGGTGGGGTCCTGTAGTTCAGAGTACATTGAACCAATGGCACCGACGAGTTCTTTGTAGAGGTCCGCGCACAGGCCCATGTGGACGTCCCATTTCTGCCGCAGGTCCGGCCGGACTGCGGCGAGAGCCTCGATAGCGGGCGGGACGACAAAGTCGGTGTCGCTCTCGTCCACGTACCGTTGGCTCAGCTGCGAGTACGCCACCCCTTGCCGCGTTCGCACCAGCTCATGGGTGAGACTGCGGCTGACGTTCCAGATGAGGAACCCGAACACGGCGTGCTCCAGGGTCGATCCGTGGGCGACCTCAAGCAGGTGGACGATGTGATCCCGATGACTGCGACCCTTGCCGCCGAACGACAGATAGCAGAGACGGGCGGACATTTCGACAATCCACTCGGCGTCCTGATCGGCAATGCCGTAGCTGGGATCGAGCCTGGTTTCAAACTCGGGCCAGTCCTTGCAATGCTCTTTTAGGAATCGCAGAATACCGTCTGGCTCCATGACTGGACGATGCACCAACTCAACCCTCGGCCTGTTTACAAACTTCATTCCATTCCTCCTTAATTGACCCCGGCAACACGTCCCCAATACAGGAACACGTCCCATGCGCCACCCGACGGGGATCTTGCGGGGCTCAGAACCTCAACTTGTATTGGAGCTTGTCCCCCGCGAACTCGCCGGGGGCCACAATCGCCAGTTGGTCCAGGACCCGCTGGCGGAGCGATACGGCGTGCGACAGCACCCAGTCCATCTCGTCCGGCTGCACGGTGTCAGCATCCCGGTGCGGGAACACCAGCTTGAGCAGGCCGCTGGCAATGCGGCCGATCGCGGCCGAGCTTCGCTGGGACATCCCGTTAAAGTCGGCCCGGTCACGGACGATGTGGATGTAGTTTCGCGACCGCAGTCTGTGCATGACTTCACTGAAATAGTCGGCCATCCAGCCGTACGAATCGGCGTAGTTGGCCGGAGTGATCTGCGGCGCCTGCCAGCCGGGCACGTAGCCGTGGATGCGGTCGAGAAATGCCCGGTCGTCGCGGATCATGGGCGGGAGAGGCTGGAACAGATGGCGGTAGTTGCCCCGTACAGCCCGCGACTTGCGATCGGTGTCGATGTTGCCGGACAGGATCACGCTGCACTCCGAAGCAAACTCGGTGTCATCGCGGGAAAACTTGCTGGAGCCCATGTAGTCCTTCAGCATGTTCACGACGTCCATCATCTCTCGCCGCATGTCGGCATGGGCAATCTCATCGAAGAGCACGCAGTCGAACCGGCCCAGGATGCCGATCCGATGCCGCAGCTGGTTGTAGAACAGTGAGGCCACCGTAGTGTTACTGCCACTGACCACGTGGCTGTAGTTCGAGAGTGACTGGTACGTATAGGTCTTGCCGGACTCGGGCGGTCCCAGTTCCACCAGGTTCACATTGGGCTCGACCAGCGGTACGAGGCGGTAGAGATAGAGCATCTTGGCCTGTAGATCGATCTTATCGGGATTGAACCCGACCGTGGTGGTCACCACGTCGATCCATTCATCCGAGGTGAAGTCGTGCCTCGCCTGCACCCAGGCATCCAGATCGATGTGCGTGATTTGTTGGGGCACGAACTCCACGATGCAGAACGGATAAGACTTCCGATTGATGGTGAACCGCGGGTCGTAACGAACCACCAGCGTGCCCCACACCCCCGAGGTCAGCAGGGCTGGTCCGTGGCAGGCAATGATGTCGTTGGCAATCCGGACATGTCGGTCACCCAGGGCCGGGACCTCTGCCCAGTAGGCATCCTGGCTGGGCTCGAACCGCGCCCGGACCTGGCCGAAGAGCCGGTACTGGCTGCGTTCCCGGATTCGGCTCTTGATCAGCTCCTTCTCCGAGGCTTCAACGTAGTATTCCGCCAGCAGGTGGTTGATCTTCCTGATCCCCTCGGCGGGTCGCGATGCTTCGATGTACCGTGAACACAGAAACTCGGCTACGTACCTTGGCAGCTTGCGGAACTGCTCCGAGCAGGGCGACACGCCCTTGTGGATCACGGCCTGGCGATCGGCAAAGTGCTCCAGCACCTTCTGGTCAAGCGAGGTCACAGTCTGCGTCAACATCGCACGCACCCCTTGCGTTAGAGGTCGGAAAAACCATCCAGAGTCGGAGTCCGGTGGACTGCTGCTTCCAGCTGGGGCTCGGGCACCTCGCAGGCTGCCGGCGGCACCGTGCCGACACACCCGTGGTGCACCAACTTGTTCGTCCCGCTGGTGCCGACGCCGGTCAAGCTGAGGAATACCTGGGGATCGTCGATCGTGACCGAAACGAGCAGATACGCTGTCTCTCCTGCCTCGAACATCAACCCACAGCAGTCGCACCGCATCTGGGCGGAGGTAGCGTTCAATGGAACCTCCCTTCTGTCGTTCTCGATGGCAACTGGAACGGGAACAATCTCGCGGCGGCCGGGGAGCCGAGGCGGCGCCCACGGGTGTCCCCTGGCGGCTCAGCCGCGGCAGAGGATCCCGGGGTAACCGACGGCGAGCCCCGCCGATCGCGATCGACGTCCTTTTGTTGATCAACCTGAAGATGGGGGTAAACGCCCCAAACAAAACGGTGGTGCCGGGCCGCATCGTCCATGATGCACGATTCCATGGCCAGACCCGACATTTATGGCAGGCATTCGCTTCGTGCGAATCGGTCACAGGGTAATATATTCGGTTTTT